CTTTAGAGTATTAAAACTTGTTCCAGCGGAGGCCAGTGTTCAAGTCCAAGTGACTCTAATTTTACGTAAAGTTCATTACGGTGCCTTAAGAGCATCGGGGGCGAGGGCATTCCAATGGACTCAAGGTAACATTGAGTCTCATTTAAAAACCTTTTATTGCCACCGAAAGAGGCGAGTTGAAGCGCACGGATACGAGCCGCAAACTCTCCTTGGTCTTGATCAGGTCTCTGAGGAAGACAGAGTTGAGCCATGAGCCGATCATAATTAGATTGAGGAACTCCAGTATAGTGGAGCTTGAAGCCAAGGAAAGAAGGGAAATCTGATATTTCGGTCTTCGTTACACTTAGCACCATCCCAAACCGTTCAGCGGCTATAGCTGCGAATTCATTCACATTGAGATTACCCTTGATAGCCATTAATGCGTCATCACCTAGAACCCAGAATGCTTTGTTGGAATAACTAACACCCATTCGATTCACGAGGTAATGCATTACGATTGTGTTCACAACGCTATCAATAAGAGAAGTAAAATATGACCCGGAGGGAACTCCGCGTCCCTTAACAAGAACTTGTCCATTTTGAAATTTCAACGGAGTGTTGATAAAGTAGTCGACCAATGATTTCCATAACCTCGGAAGAGATTCTGAATCAGTTGGAACTCCATACTCATGATACTTCGAGAAATCGAAGTTTTCACGCAAGATGGCAAACGCATCTCTAATGAGCCAAGCTGGAATTGAAGAGTCGAACGACTTCCAATCGGCAGCAAACCAAGTGAACGATGAGGGCTTGAGGGCCATCATCAAACGCATGTCACCACGCAGGTACCGTATCCAAATACCATAGCGATGAGTTCTCATTTGTTTGTAAGTGTGGAGGAGAGGCATGGCAAACATGCCTTCTGCGAATGTCATATGGGCTGGATATACCCAGATGAGCCTAACTTTATCTTCATTAGGCGAAACAGCAGACTTGCCGGCAGCAGTGCAGGGTGTCTTACATTTCGGCCAAATTCCGTACTTCAAGCAATGGACAGCCCACTTAATCCTGTTAGGGTGAACTTCGTCTTTGCGTTTGAATCCTTCGGTGGTATAGGGTAATCCCGGGGAGCGATCAGTGTGCTGATAATGCCGGATGACATCGTTAACGTGAAATGGATTGATTTTAGGTATTGTGAAGTCAGCACGAGTCAGGCGCACGGCTTCCTCATAATGTGGGTCATTAATTGGACGTGGAGGCCTATTTGACAGATAGCGGTTGAAGCACTCTTTCAAGTGCGCTGGTGTCACGTTAGCGCGACGCCAGTTTGTTGTGAATGGATGGTTGATGCTCCGCATCATAAGTG